CAAACGACTACGGGTACTATGTAGAGTCTGATCTTGGGATGATGTTCATCGAGCTTATTGCATATATGGGTTCTGTGATGAGTCTCAAAGCAGACATGTTAGCTAACGAAAACTATTTCTCTACTGCTAGACAGCGTAAGAGCATTAAGAAGCTACTTGAGCTTATAGGTATTAGATTACGAGGTCCAATATCATCTACAGCAGAAGCTGTCCTTGATTTCTCTGATGATCCACCTGTATTTCCAACAGAATCTATTGTAATTGAACCTCAAGCTAGAGTAATCGAAACAGAATCCCCCGAGGATGGAGCTACACTATCTTTTACACTTTATAAAACTGTAAATGGTTTAGTTGATGTAGCAAACTCAACAGGTAATATAGTCCTAAATGTTTCTGAATCTGACAACCCAAATGACACTAGTTCAGTATACTCTAATTTAGCAATTCAAGAGGGTGTTCTGGTAACAGATACTGGTTCTTTCGATGCCACTCAAGCGATCAAGAGTGTGACGCTTACTCAAGGACCCGTGGTGGAAGGCAGCGTACAAGTATTTATAAACTCTAACGAAAGCGATGTAAGCGGAGCTTATTTAGAAACAGATAACATTTACTTTGCTTCGGGCAGGACGGATAAAATATTCCAAGTAGTTTATGACGATAACTATAACGCTACTGTTCTATTTGGCGATGGCACTGTGGGAGCTAACCCTGACTACCAAGCCACATACTTTATTCAGTATAGAGTAGGTGGGGGGTCAAGAGGTAATATATCCAAGAATAGCATTAACACTAATGTCGCCGCTACACATTTTAATAAGCAAATTAATGGAATACTAAGAAATACAACCGTGGGTGTAGGTGGTCAAGATGCTGAAACTATTGAGCACGCTAAACAATATGCACCCCTCAACTTCAGAAGACAGGATAGGCTGGTAACTCTAGAGGACTACGCTACTTTCGCCAGCACCTATATTGGACAGTTTGGAACTGTCGGTCGAGCTACCGCAGCAACTAGAAAGGCTTACTCGTCAGGAAACATCATAGACCTGTATATCCTAGAGAAAGCTTCAGATCTACAGCTTCAAAAAGCTACTACTAATTTTAAGACTCAATTGTTATCAGCGATTAATGCAAAGAAGATGGCAACTGATGAGATAGTTATCAACGATGGCTTAATTAGAACCTTTGATCTAGTTACAACTATCAGAATAAACAGATCAGACAAGGAGAATCAGAGCCAGATAACAGCAAAGGTTAGAGACAAGGTACTTAACTACATGAGCCCAGACAACAGAAACTTCGGACAGCCCCTGGTCTTGGCTGAGTTGAACAGACAGATGTTTGAACTCGATGAGGTAATCTTCTCAACGATTGATAGTTTGCAGGAAGATCTCAAAGTTGATTTCAATGAAATTATACAACTTAACAATCTAGTTATCAATGTTGAGCTTCTAGACTGATGGAAAACAAGTTCACACCCACATCAAGAAACTTCAAGAAGACTAACTTCATAGAGCTTCTTGAGCTAATCTCGCCAGACCTTTATATGGAAGAGGACGGTAATGTTAGCGGGTATGCACTTAACCCTATTTCAGATGTAATAAATACTCATGTACAGATTGCTGCTAACATATCAGATGTTCTCAGCCTCTCTGCTGTAGCAGGATCTCAAACAGCGAACCTAGGAAACATATCTGGGATATCGCCATACTTCGTAAAGCAGAACGATTTAACTAATATCACCCCCTATCTTTTTGAAAAGAATATACTCAATCCTCTAGGGCAATCGTTAGTAAATTTTGAGAACAAACAAGAGTTTATAGATTATCTATCAGGCACACTATTGCCACTGATAGTTGTAGAGCAGCAATCTAACCCAGGCACGGTAGCTACCAATAAGAACATATTATCGGTATTAGCAGGACCAGATGCAAGCGGTATCCATAATTACTTGGTTGATACCTTAGGTTGGTTTTACTTCTTAAATACTTCTGCTGATGGTGGTCTTAGTTATGAGCCATCTTCTTATGTTCTAAGCTCTTTAGCGGATATATTTGATGGCAGAACTTTAACTACTGAGGATGGTATCAAAGGTCTAACGCATTATATTTGGAAGAACTACGAAACTTGTTCCATATTTAAAACCAAGGGTCTGATACCACAGGACTTTGTATCTGGAGTTGCTGACAGCATAGTGGATGCTTCGGCAGGTGTAACAGCGGACTACACTAGTGGCACTCAAAGATTGGAGAATCTAGAAACCTTACTAGAGGTTATTTATTCTCCCGCATATATGGACAACGAGGATTACAGAGTAAAGGATGCTCTAGATGACTATATCAATGCTACTGTAGTTCTCAGTGATCAAGTATCTCAAGGTCCATTCCGTAAGTTCCTCAATGCTATGGGCTTTAGCATGGCAGATAGAACAGACGAGATCGAGCAGATAGAACTGCTATACGATATAGAGAACTGTCCAGCGGATAACTTACAACGCATAGCAGACTTAATTGGTTGGAGGCTGTATGGTAACTCTCCAACCAAGTGGAGACATCAGCTAAGATCAGCAGTTGATATCTATAAAAGAAAAGGTACGCTTGATGCAATTCAATATGCAATAAACGCCTTGATCGTTAACACATCTTTCGATGTGTCTAGCAGAGTTCTAGAACTACATGAATCCTATCTGCCTCAGTTAATTTGGTATGCTCTGGGGACTGAATCTCGCCACTTCAAAGACCTAACCACTTGGACTCCTGAGTTAGCTAACGAGGCTGGTATACAGCAGTACAGCGTGAGCAGCCTAGAAGATAATCTTAAGCTCGCAGTAGACTATATCTTGCTAGAGTTATTTGATTACTTCCCAGAAAGCTTTGTATTCAAAGGAGAAGAGTTCCCAGTATACAGCTTTTACGAGTTAGATCTTAGCGGTAAAATAGGTAACAAGTATACTTCCATATATCACCCAAACACCTCCCCATTCTATATGTTGGATCCTAACGATCCAACATATAACTCGCTATTTTTAGAGGCACTAGCAGTGGGTGAGTCTGTAGCATGGGAAGCAGCAACTTTTGACGGCCCTCTAGGTTATGGAACTTACTGTGCTGGAGACTTTAGTTCTGATCCAACTATAAGACCTGTTTACCTTTCTGCAACAGGAGACATGTCGTTTGTATTCAACTACAGGGGTCGTCAGAACTACCCCCTACCTCCATTTGAGGAGATCAAATACTATGAGGACTGTCTGATAACTGCTCCTCTAGTTGAGCGACTAGTGGAAAGGCTGAAGTGTCTTGGGGTCAGGAGAGCATTCGCTGATCAGCTTAGTTCCTTTTTGATAGATGCGGCTGTAACAACTAGTTCTACACTTGGAGATCTAAATAACTTCTTGATGTTCTTCACGGAGGCTCAAATACCTCCAAACTTTGATTATGTTCTAGAAAACATAGATCAATACTATAAGAACCTAATCCCCCTTTGGAATGGCAAATCTTCTCACCTGTTTGTAGATTTCCAAGCAGATGATTTTGATTTTGCTAAAACTACAATCGAGGGAGATTCACGCTATGCCGTTATAGAAAGTGCTAGGGTCATCAATGAGTTTGCTCCAGCCCACGCTATACCAGATATTGTGGTCACAGCAAGTGCATTAGAAGACTATACCACTTCTGCTGCAACCTTTGAGTATCTAGGACTAGATCATGATGATACCTTAGTGACTACCGCCTCGGGTGTGTTTTCAAACTACGAATTTAGTGGAGCGGCCATGAGCTTTGCTGGAGGTGGTGGTGATGGGGATCAAGGCTCTAATGACGGTCGTGGGGGGCTTAACACCTTCAAAAGATTTGATTCTATAGATGGCGATTTATTCTCTTCGGTAGCTGCCATAACGACAGTCCCAAGGCGAGCGCACAGAAGGAGAAACTTCAAGTACGCTCTACCCAAGGCAGGGTATTATGATCGAACAGGATTCAATGGACCCGTATCCTTCGACCCTTCCGCCTTAGAAAACTCTTACCCCTCATCTTTAGGTGAGCTTGTTTTGGGTTATGTAGCTTCAGCAGGTAAGTTCCACCCAGTAGTTGATCCTATAGATCCAACAGGGGTATGGAATGAGTGTGAAACCTTAGGATCACCTAGATCATTCTCGGGTGTAGACTCTAGTGCTACTTTCCCATTCAGAGGATTATACTCCCTAGGATCAAACAATAAGATGCCTGAGTATGGCTCCGAGACAGCTAGGTACAACGATAGAGATCAGCTTCCTGGAATATACAGACTCATGCACAAGCTTCTTAGTCGCAAGGCTATGGATTACGCGAATGAGAATGCCAACTTAACTGAGGACGCAACTTGGAAAAATAAAAAAACCAGCTTTGCCAACTTAGCAATAGCAAGTGGTCTTCTTCTTAATAGCTATGACGAGTATATTAATTTTGCTTTCGGTACAGGACTTCACAAAGTTCATAGAGACTTCTGTAAGTATTTTGGGAAACACGCCCTGGGTCTTAATGAGGTAGAGAAGACTGGTGGTAATATCTTTGCACAGGTCTTTGGCAGAGGTCTCTACAACTATAACTTCGACATAGACGGGTCCGCGATATCAGGATTTGCTAACACAGGTGTTGTTGCTGTAAGCTCAATAAACAGAGATACAGTATTCCTAGACGGAGGGGATGGTACAGTTGGGGTAAGTGGTAATACAGATTTAGTGGTCCCACTATCAGGAACCTTTATAGCTAATAAAGATGGTAACGCTGAGTTTAGAAACAAGCATATCCTTAGCGGTGTGGAATTTGTAGACGCCTCAGGAGGATCAAGAGGAAACTCGTTTGTCATCCACAGATTAGATTCATCTAATTCTACAGTAGGGGACGATAACGCCTTGATTGACAACACAATCATCAAGTTCAAAACTAAATCAGGTATGCCTAGAATTAGATTTGATCTATCTTCTGTAGGAGACAGGAGAAACTACTTTATCAAGGATCATAAATTTAAGCTTGAGTTATCTGCTCTTGTAGCTGAAGAAGATTCTCCTGTGCTGGGAGGAGGTCAGGTAGGCATTTGGATTCATACTGATGTCAAGAATGGATATGTTTGGAGTTGGACCAAGCAGAAGAAGTGGGTTCCTACACTAGTTTCTGATATATCACTAGAAGCGGTAAAGAGTTTAGCTAATATAATAAGCTTCCCAACATTTGATCCAACAGAAAACCAGATAACCACATCTGCGTATGATTACTGTTTGGAGACTTATGTATCTAAGAATGGCACAGAGGCTAATGAGATCAGTTTGAGGAATATTAAGAAGGAGTTCTTTAGCAAGATATCCCTAGATTTTGATACCAGAAACTTTAGCATAAACAATAACTACGAGTATCTAAAGCATTCTCCATACAATATACAGACTGACGAGCT